GCGGCGCTCTGCGTTCATAAGGTCGTGGAGAATATGAGTTTTTTACCATCAGTAACTATCCACTTTGCGTGGAATGTTCTGTGGTTAGTGGGTTATTGGAAGGGTTTGATCTCTGCTCGAACGGCTGGTGCCGGAGCAGGGATGTTGCCTTCCTTAAAACTGCTTGCCACACTCGGATGGATGGGCATGTCTCTAAGATCAAGAGGCGTACCCTATCAAGAGTTTCGGGAGAAATTCTATGTTGAAGATTGGAGAGATAGGCCTGAGATCGACAGTTTGGTCATTAGAAATAGTGATTTTCCTGCCGATCTTTCCGTAACTCCTACACAACATATGCCTTATTTCAAACCCAAACCCTTGTGCCAGCTGTTAACTGTTGCTGGCTCCATCGCTCTTCCCACGGAGGACAACCATTCAACCTATTATTGGTTGCTTCCCACTAATGTGCCGGGTTACGTTCCACAACGTAGCGATGAGCAGTTAGTGGGGGTTATCAATTCTCGGATTTTGGTAGCGCCCCCTCTCGACCCACAACTTCAGCTAGTGGGTTGGTCACATTTGAGTCCTCTTGTTCCGGCTTGCCTGCCTATCGTGCGAGAAAATTTTATCGCAGAATGGTTGGCCCATTTCGAAGAGGCTCATAAAGTTAGCCGTTACAAAGCTGCTTTATCTCAGAGAGAAAGGGAAGGGCCCGGTATTATAGGGCCATATTTAGACCGGGTGGATATTATGGTTAAAACAGACGAAGTTTTAGTTAAGTGTAATCTAGAAGGAGGTCTGCTATACCCATCATTGAAGCCGCGTGCTATAGCTAACGTTCACCCACAAATTCAAGTTGAAGTGGGTCCTGTCATATATGAGGCAATGCGCAGATTAAAAGAAGCGTGGAGCCTAGATCCTTACGTTGTTAACGTGGGGACGGAGGAGCGTGATCTTTATGCCTATATTACATATGGCGGTGCGCTCTCCGATGAGGAGTTGACTCAATGGGCGGATAGGGTATTAGTTCCGGCTGTTGATGTTATTTTCCTCATTGTTGCGGGGGATGATACTCTTGCAGTTTGGTACGACCGTTATGGAGTCTGCCACATATATGAAGGCGATTTTGGAATGTTTGATCAGTCAGAAAGTTTTGGCCCTCTTGTTTTTGAGGGTAGGGCTCTTACAGCCCTGGGCGTGAGCAGTGATATTGTCACTGTTATGCAACGCGTTGCAACGGCATCTTATGTCGCTAAGACGCGAAATCCTGGTTCAAAAGACAGGATAGTCATAGGGAGGAGAGCTCGTCCCTTTCGTGACACAGGTGGGCCTAATACCACTATCGGGAATTCCTTGGTTGCTGCGCATGCCGTTCTACTGGCTGTCCAGCAACTGTCTGAACATAGTATACCTGTTGAGGTGACTATGAAGACGTTGGGTCTGGATTACAAATATCGCCTCCATGACAGTTTCTTTCAGTCCACATTCCTTAAAGGGATGTGGTATAGAACGGAAACTGCTAAGGGTTATTTTTGGGGTCCTCTTCCTTCTCGGATTCTGAAAGCTGGAAAGTGCTTAAAAGACCCTCGTAAGTTATATCATCGAGGGATCACTCTAGAAGAAGCGTCTACCCGACTATTAGGGGAGATCGCCTGCGGATATGCTTTTTATCTGCAGGTTCCAGTTCTTCGTGCATTTGTCAAAAACTTTAAACGGGAAGGATTAGATCCTGTTAAGTTTAGTCCTTGGAAGATACAAGCGGTTCGTGGTCCCAAGCCCTTGTTATCTGACGCTGCATGGGAACAAATGGAAGTGCGTTATGGGTATCCTCGCCAAGTGTGGCTGGATCTGGACCCACGTTTCCAGATAAACCCTTCGTGTTCATGGAACATCCGCTGTTTGCGGCCATGGCATTAGCTGATTATTGTTAAAATTGTTTGTTTCGGCCCAACTTATAGTGGAGGTGGTTGGGATGGCCCTAGGTAGGGGTCAGAGATGGGACTATTTACAAATATGCCTATTAGTAAGAAACCGAAAAACCCCCAGAATAAAAACAAACCCAAAAAGAAGGTTCCCGCTCCTCAG